GGTCTGAGGGGGTAGGGGGGCTACATATAAAATCCCCAGCAAATTTTTCAAAAAACCCTTTTCTAATATTTCACTTTATAAAAAATTATAAAAAAAATCTCTCAGATTTAAGTCCCACTATATATATTCGATCTAAAAAAAATCCCCAGAAAAATTTTCAAAAATTCGATCTTATAATATCTCTTCTATTTTGTCTTTAGTTATGTTAAATATCGTGCAGTTAAGGTTGGATATTATTTTAATAATTAATAAAGCATCAGATGTAATACCACAAATATATCTTATATTAGTTCTTGGTGCATTATAGTAGTTAATGTGTTGAGTTATTGGTGAGTTAAGATCGATTATGAGTTTTTTCTTTCTAGTCATGATATATCCTACATTAGTAGATATCCTACATTAGTAGATATCACACATTCATTTTCATTAATTCGCATATTAAGAACACCATTCCCAATGTCAGTGCTATTAACTTTAAAGATTTGCCACCCACCTACAGAATAGCAATGTATTAATAATTTCATTTTCTTTTATTCTGCACTATATTGAATGAACACCATACCAATCACTAGAAAGATATTTATAGTTCGAGTACTTAGGATTTTCCTCAACAATACCAACCAGTTTAGTAAAACCTACTTTATGGGTTATTATTATTTTTCTTTTCATTTATTGGGTATGTAATCAATATTCTAGTTGCGGGGGAAGGATTCGAACCTCCGATGAAAATGCTCTGACCAACACTGAGCTACCCCGCTTAAATTTATTAGCAATCACCATTACAAGGTGATTCACAACTTCCATATGCATCATAAGAGCATACCTGCATATATTTGCCTGTGGATGAGTTAAACCATCTACCACCTTTTTTGGCAGGAGCAAAACCACCCATACGAATTACATCTCTGTTATCCTCTAGGAAACTGAAATATTTTTTATTTCTTTTCTCCTTTCTGGTTTTAGCTCTTAGTTTTCTTTTAATTATTTTTTCTTCCCTAGTCATGATATTCTTTAGCAAGTACCTCTTTTAGTGTTTCTCTATATAGTTCGTGTTCTTGGGTTAACTTATTATACTGTCTACTATCGACACCCATGAAGTGGTTTTTATCTTCTTCTAATTCCTCTTTAAAGTTTTTTCGTCCCTCTAAGGACATCTTTAAATCTTTAATTGGGATTGATCTTATTATTGTTCTTTTTATATAACTATACGCAAAAATAGTGGAATTGTTTTTAAAACAAAAAAAAAGGATAGATACCTAGTACCTATCCCCGTTGGTGCTTACGCAGCCATTTTTAAAGTTTCGCCATTTATAGACATTCTAACAAACTATCATCAGTTCCTACTAACATGTAGTCAAGTCCATTCAACCCCATATATTATACTTGTGGAGCTGTTGGGATTCGAACCCAAGTGTTACATGATTTCAATAAAAGAATCACCTAGTATGTTATATTATATAAATACTTCTCTTTTATAGAAGTATTCTAATTCATTGGTATTAGCCCCAGTTGTCACCTAAATACACTAGGGTGTCATCAATCTTTTCATCATTATGAAAGCAATCATTCTCAGTCGCAGTTAACTCATCATACAACTCTTTATTTACTGTAGAGAGATAATTCATTAATGCCTGACCGTTTCTTATTGTCTCTACCTTATTTGGAATTATATCACTATAAAGTTTGTCAATGAAATCAAGATATGCTAGGGGATTACTTACGTGTTTTATTAAGTATTGAGCTAAGAGTTTAACGTTGTCACCATTAAAATCTACACCGCACATATATTTATCTCCTTGACCGAATCCCATTACTTCTTTTTTACAGAATGTAACGACACCCACCACACCTTTATATTTCTCTAGTACCATGAGATAATTATTTTTAGATTCGTTCGTAGGAATATCTTCAGCAACTAGTACTTTAGTTCCTACCTCTATCTGGTAGTCAAATTTTCTTTTTTCGAAATCCATAATTATATTTTTTTGTTTTTTGCATAGATCATAGCTCTTACTCCTTTAGTATATTGCAATTCCTCAAAAAACATTTCATTAACTTCAGTGATAGTCTCATTAAATCTATCTATTTGAATTTCTTGTATGGTGCCGTCAAGACATACTTCACCAAACCCAAACCCGATAATAACTTCATCTAGATTTCCTACAGTTAATTGATCAGGTATATTAAAGAGAGAAAGAGTTTCTGAAGTGGACATAGCTAATATAGACGCAAAAATCGCCTGTAAATTAAATATTGTTATGTTTCCTGTTTCATTATAAATCTCAGCCTTTCCTCCAGACGGAAATGTAACAACATATCTATCTATATCTACAATCTCGTTGTCGATATTTATTTGTTGACTAAATTTCTCAACACCATTTTCGAAGAACTCTCCTAGAGTTACACCGATTATTATTTCACTTACTCTTTCCATATTTATATTAAATCTACTTTTACTTTATAATTAATTGACCACCCAATAGGAAGATGTTGTGGATTCGTTGTCTCTACAAAATGTGTTCTCCACATCCTCACAAACTCTTCGATTTTTTCGTGTGTATCCAACTTAGATACCACCTGAAAACCGTGATCATATTCTGGTTTATTTTGTTTTTTTAATGCTACAATATTATTATGTCTATCATCACTAATAAGTCTATAAAACTTATATAGTTGAATCATGTTTAAGCCATATAAAAAATCCCTTTTTATTCCAGAGACTTCAGATATGAAGTTTAATGTACTTATGATTTTTGATTTAGGTATTTGATTAAATGAATGTATTAATGCAGATAAACTACTTAACACCTTTACTTGTTTTTTTGAAAAATCAGTAAGCATCCTACTGTATTCACCATTTAAATCAACAATTGTTCTTACACCATACTTTTCAGCCATATTATCCTTATAATTGGTTGCATGATATTCGTAATTTCTATGAATTTCATCAGTAACCAATAGAACATCATGGTGGTTTTTTGATTTATATTCATCCCTAAACCATTTCCTATAACAATATGGAACTACATGGTGTTTCTGTAAGCCATATTCCCCGTTGGCGTTTCTTATGTCTTTTCCACTAACAACACATACTGGTTTTCTCTCGCTTAAGCCAAAAAGATCATCATTTTCGTAGCCATTGCCCTTTGTCTCGAAATTAAGACGGATTGATGGTTCGGAACCTTTGATTTTTTTCGCTAAACCCTTCTTCAAATACCAATCAACCTTCTTTTTACCAGTTACAAACATAAGTTTACCATCCATGTTGTAAACCTTCCAGCTTATGGTTGATACATTTTTACTACTAAGATTATACTCACTATTAGACATTCTTATTAATTAAAACCTTTATGTATTTTCTGTGAAATGACTGTAATCTACAAAATCTTTTGTTAACAGTCAAGGGCGTATCTAAGTATACGTCAAAATAACCTTTTTGTTTAGATGTGGATGCTAAAATACCAGTAACCCCGTGATAATCCTTATGTATTACCATCACGGGGTACTTAAGTATTTCGATTTGCTTTTCAGTTGAATCGAAATTAGAAAGACTTGTGAGTTTACTTTGCTTTCTCAACGAGATCAAACAATAATGAGTTTGTTGTTGAGCCAACTATTCTACCGACTTCGTTACCGTCTTTATATGTAATAAAAGTAGGTACCGATCTAATGCCTAAGTCCCCTAAATTCGTATATTCATCAACGTTGGCTTTAAAAACCGAATAACCACTGGCATTTTCAGCTAATTCATCGATCATCGGAGCCATTGCCTGACAAGGACCGCACCAAGATGCGGAAAAACAAACTAATACCGCCCCATTTTCAATTTTTGATTGGAGATCATTTTCTTCTATATATAGATTCATAATAAATTGTTTACTTTTTTAAATTTAGAAATTATTTCATCGAAGTTAGTTTCCAGTATAAAGGTATCATAATCCTCAATAGAGTTTTTGAAATTATGAATCGCAGTACCAAGGGTTTTACCCTCAATAGCAATTTCATCAATAATATGTCTACCGTTGAACTTAATACTAACCTCTTTTTTTCTTTCGTGTCTTTCTATTACTATTTTTTCCTCAGCATCAAGATCAACACCAAAATATTCTAGAGATAAACCCCTGTAATATGACTTTGGTTTAAAATCATAAATAATATTTTTATAATCTTCAATATACTCCAAGAATAAATTATAGTTTACTCTTTTCTTATTCCTAGTCTTATTCTGTGAGTTTAATTGATCATATTGAAAAATATCGTATGAGTAATATTTAGAAGTAATAATATACTCAAAGATATCCTCTAAACTCTCAAACCCCCTTAAATATCTATCATAACTAAAACCCAAAAACTCAAAGATTTCCCTAGGATCGGTTGATACTGTAATTCTAGTACCATCATATTTAGTGAACCTTCTTTCAAGACCAAAATGACCATACCTATAACCAATTTTACTAGCAATTCTACCAATAAAATTACCTAAGTCATTATATGAGTAGTATATTTTTGAGATATCGAAATGCTTATTTGGTAGTACGATGAAATCAATTTGAAATTCCTCCCAATCAAAAGAATAAACACTAGAATTACTGAATATTTCATTGGGGCTGAACTGTTTATTAATGAAATCAATAATGTTACCATGAATACTAGAAGCATTAATTAGAACATCCATGTCACCAAAGCTATCTTTACCAGTATACGCTCTAGTGACATAATAATCGATTATCATGCCATTAGCCCTCCAACTATATCTTAAAATCTTATGCATCCTATTAACCAATAAGGAATATTCTTCCTTGGAGTATCTTCTGGTAATAGTATTTTTTAATGCCTTTCCTCCCATTTTAAGGTATTTGTGTTGATAATAATGTTATTAAAATATAAGATTGCGTATGTTTCTAATACGCCAATGTAATATAAAACTAATTTTTCAATTGTACTAAAATCCTCAAACGAATTCTCTCCAAATTCAATTGTCTTTAGTTTTTTTCCGTTAATTTCTTCTATTAACCCACTGAAATAATAGCAACCATCAATAATACCCTCCCTAAACTCTTCCGTATAGAGTTCATATGGTTTATTTATTAATAAATCAGTTAATTCTTTTTTGTTTGTATACAATCTCTATTCAGTAATGTAAAACATAATAAATTGATCAACAATTTCAGGTTGTGAAACCGAAAAATCATTTAAGTCAACTACACCAATAATCAATTCGTAATCCATTTCATATGTATCGTGCATTGCGTCTTCATCAGTACCCAATACACTAAAACTATCAAACTCCCATTTGATTGTAACCCCATCAAAAACCAATACACCAGTTAAATCATTAGACAATTCTTTATAAAGAACATCATAAACCTCTTCTAAACTCATATTTTAATATTTATTAGATAAATACTAAAATATGTTGAACAAATTTAATTTAAAAGTCTAATTATTAATTTTTTATAAATCAAGCGTAAAACCCACTAATCGCTTTTGCGTTGGTGGGATGTAAGCGACAAAGGTAATGATTAACCTTGACTTAAAATATATTTACAAAAACCTTTACTATTTGTAAAATAATTGTAACTTTACAAAATATTAGAGTATCTAATAATAGATGAAAGAAATACATAGGTCATATAAATTTAGGATTTACCCGACAAAGGAGCAAGAAACTCTTATGTCTAAACATTTTGGGTGTTCAAGATTTGTATTTAACCATTTCTTAAATGTTCGTAAAGAACAGTATTTGAATGATAAGACTTCTTTGAATTATTATGATAATGCCAATAGTTTAACTCAATTAAAAAAAGAAGAAGGTACTGAGTGGTTAAAGGAAGTTAATTCACAATCTTTACAATCTGCTATTAGAAATTTAGATAGTGCATATAAAACTTTTTTAATAAACAAAATAAATTTCCAAAGTTTAAATCAAAATATAATAAACAGAGTTTTAAAATACCTCAAAATGTATTCATTGAAGAAAACACTTTGGTAATACCTAAATTTAAAAGTGGAATTAAAGTAAAGGTTCATAGAGAAATTAAAGGCAAGATATTATTTGCTACGATAAGTAAAAATACAACTGGTAAATATTATGTATCTGTTACTTGTGAAGAAAACTACCAACCTTATTCTAAAACCAAAACATCAGTTGGCATTGATGTAGGTATTAAAGATTTTGCAATACTGTCTGATAGAAAGGTATATGAAAATATTAAACCACTTAAAACTAAATTAAAGAAGTTAAAATATAACCAAAGGCAATTATCTAAAAAAATAAAAGGTAGTGAATCAAGAAATAAACAAAAACAAAAACTTGGAGTTATATATGAAAATATAACAAATATAAGAACGGATTATTTACATAAAATATCTACTGAAATTGTCAAAAACCACGACATAATAGTAGTAGAAGATTTGAATGTAAAAGGTATGATGAAGAATCACAAATTAGCACAAGCAATATCTGATGTTAGTTGGGGTACATTTTACACTATGTTAGAATATAAATCTAAATGGAACGACAAAGAATATGTTAAAATAGATAGATGGTTTCCATCATCTAAGACGTGTTCAACTTGTGGTTGGATTAAACAAGATTTAGAATTGAAACATAGAGAATGGACTTGTGATAGTTGCAATGAAACTCACGATAGAGATTTGAATGCAAGTAAAAATATACTTAAACAAGGATTAAATATAATATCTGGTTGTGGAATACAGTCGGATAAAAAACAAAAACGGAATAAGGCGTTGCCATTAGGTGAGTCTGCGACTTCCGAAGCCCAACCCATCGGCTCTGCCGTGGGTGGGTAGTTCACCCTTAGCTATATCTTCAATCAATTGAAGAACGCTCTCATTTATGATTGGCAATTTTAGGTATTTCTAGCTTCTCTATATTATTATTTAAACAAAAAACACTTCTAATACCTTTAGGTAGTATCAACTCTTTTAGATTATTATAAGCACAGTGAACATTCTTAATATCTTTTGGTATCACCAACTTATTATCAGTAATCTCAACTTGAGTATTAATACCATCTAAACGTATATTAATAATTCTTTTCATTTAGTAATGAAATAAATAATAAGACCAATTAAAAACAAAACAACATACGTTAAGATAGACATACTTATTAATTCATATTTATTATTATCTACTCTACTAGACCATGAATCAACATACCCTCTTAATGTTACGTGCCTACAATATAACTCATTACCTCTTGATCTAATAAGTAAAAATACTACCCAATATGGTATAGTAAAAAATATATACTTTAATATTAAATTCATTCAATTACTTTAAAATGTTTTAGCATTTTTAATGAAGTCTCAATTATATTAAAGACTTCATCAATTCTATCCTTATTAATTCTTTCCTCAGATAAGAACATATTCATTGGTTGTTCTTTTTCTAGGTTTATACTATCATACGTTTTTAAATGTAATTGGTTTACAAAAACCTCATTTAATTTAAAATAAAAAATAGCACCACTGAACTTTTGGTTTATTATTTTTTCAAGTTCACTAATGCTATACGAATTATCGTCAAAAATCATAATAACTTATTCTACCTTATTCTTTATTTTTAATTCTACAATTGCATATTTATTTCGGTGGCAATAGTAATTATATATCTCCAAATTTTTGAATTCATCAATAATCATTTCTCCATTTTCTCTTGCTTCATCACAACAATCATCACTATTCTTTTCATACTCTTCCATTTCATACGAACATTCAATTATGATTGCATCATCCTCAATCCAATCGAATTCATGTAATATTGCTAATCTATAGTCTTCTAGTTGGTAACATAATAAATGATTTTAATATGTTACCAAACACTTAGGGCAAGAGCAACTTAGATTATGAATACACATCCCACCATACAACTTTAAACCAGTACCATGACAATCTGTACACTGATCATGCATACACGGAATCCACACACCATTACCATTAATTCTATCAATGTGTTCTTGTTGTGTTTTTTTTAGATTCTCTTCGTATTGTTTACGAAAACCATCGCTAAAGTTAGTATCTGTTGTTGTTTTATTAAATTCACTCATTTTAAAAAAGGTAAGTCTGATAATTTTTTTATTCTCAAATGACCCACATCAGCAACTCTATTGTGTGGTGTATCATATAAATAACAAGTTATTTTATTTTGTTTTTCTTGTGACCCTCTATTATTAATATCAACAAAGTTATCCCAAGAGTCATCAATAAATACCTCTACTCCTGCTTCTTGCAGAACATCATATTTACTAGTGTTTGGTGGTACTGTATAAACTGGTCTAGCAGGAAATCCATGCTTATCTAACCACTTCATTGTTACTGAACTTTCAATTGGTCTTGAGGTTACGTAGCAATGTGGTACAAAGGGAATGTCCTCTGGAAGTAATCTTGGTTTTAAGTTGCTATATAGTTCATCAAGCTCATTAGTACTTCTTAACTCTTCCATTCTTTTCTTAATATCTCTATCAAAAAACCATGAAGTAGGCACATCAGTAATATCAAATCTCTTCATCCAAGCACCTAGCCAATCAGCAAGCACCTCATCAATGTCCAATCCAACTTTAGGTATAAAAAGAAACTTCTTTCTTCTGTCGTCACCTTGTGGATATAGATAATAATACGCATTTAAAAAATGTGCATTTGTTTGAATATGTGACATATGTAATAATCCACTATGACTCTCACATGAATTCATCCTACACCCTAGGCACTCAGGGTCATAATCATAGTCCTCACCACTCTCAAACGCCTTAAGATGTCTCTTCATTGATTGAACCACTGTAGACCAATTCATACCATTTTGCCAATTATGAGGATCATATTTTTTTGCGCCCATATTAAGAACCCTACTCATATCATTTAATGAGTCTGATTGGAAAAGATCATGTCTCATTTTACCCTCATTGTGTCTTGCACCACTTCCTTTTATTGTATTAGTAATTTCAGCTAATTCTGCGGGATTCTTAACCAGATTTTCTTTACTTTTATTCATCTTCTAATTTTTTAAAATTTAAACTATTTTCTAAATATCCAATTAATTCCATTTCGAAATCATAATCAACACCATCAGGTGTGTGATGTTTAAAATATCTTAGTTGAATTACAACATATTCAGGTGAAAAAATTCCATGCGCAATATAGTCATATCCCTTTTTGTGAGAGAATTTATTTTTTAGTATTGAAATAAAATTAGTAGCATTGATTTTTTCTTCATTAATAAATTCCTCAAAACCAACCTCACTAATTTCAGTATCTAATAATCGATCAGAAGTTACTATATTAAAAAGAATATATTCATTTTCATTTTTCTCACCAAAACCAGTAAATTGTAAATAACTTTCAGAGCGATCAATAAAGCCATTATCTCTTACACAATAGGTTGGTAGATATGCATTTTCATATTCTCTACCCCTAGAAATTTCTCTAATCTCTTGGATGTCTTTACTTTTGAACGAATAGACCTCAATACCCAATAGTGAATTATGCGATTCATTACTTTCCATCATAATTTTATATTTCTTCCCTTAACTCTTTTGCTTTTTTGGTATACCACATTATTTTTTGGCGGTCTCTCTCTTCCGTTTCGGTAGGCTTTTTACCCATTCTATCTTCGTATTTAAACACAGTAATATCCATCCAAAGTGCAACCTCTTCTTTTGTATATTTATCTAACATTCTTTCCCATGTTTGTCTACCATCATCCTGTACATAGTGGGATGGATTTATGTGATCATAATTATCTATCATAAAATTTAGTTATTAATAAAGTTCAACATCGAACATTTCTTCCAGTACATGAAGAGAATCTTCATATATTATTGTTTCAGTATTAAGTTCATACTCTACCCCGTCACCAAAGTATTCAATATCAATTTCACTGAATTGGTTTTCTTCTATAAAATCCTGAATCTCGCTATCGGTTCTTTTTCTTCTGCCTTTAATTACAATCCAAACTGCTCTTAAATAACCGGGTGGTAAATCTGGTGCAGAGAATATTCTTAGTGATGATGTGTCCAAACCCGTTTCTTCATCACTAAGAACCCATCTTGAATCAATATCGTGTTCTGATTGAAAGCCGTCAGTTTCAATCCACTCAGATTTACTATCCATTATTTTCTTCGATTAGTTGCCCTACTTTGTCTTTGTGCCTTATTTTTCTTTTGTCTTTGTTTTTTATAAGTCTTTCCAAAGTCTTTCTTGGTTTTATTGTTATTATGTTTAGCTTTTATGAATTCGATTAATAACTCTCTTTGTTTTTCTGGGTCTAAATTTTCTAGTGATCCATCAAGACCATCTTCCAAAAGGACTTCATTAATTTCTTGATTTTTATTTTCTTCCATTACTCTTTCTTATAATACTCGTGTTATTTATAACGCTAATATAATGGATTTATATTCTAAAACAAAGAAATTAAAACCCCATTTCTTTTAGGTCGTTCTTTAATTTGAGATTAATATTATACTCATACTTATCTTTTATTACACTAAGAAGGTGCGTAAGATTATCAGAACCCATTTGAATGGTTAAATCACCCTTCACTTCACCAATATATAATTTATCGTTATTTTCTCTAACGAGTGTCTCAACTAAAACAACAATTTTTCCTGTTTCGGTTTTAATATTACTAATATTTTTTAATATTTAATTTCAATACCCATACTTTCTAGTGATAATGCAACAAGTTTGTTCCATTCACCAAAAGTACCCGCAATAACTTCATTAAACCCAACCCATTTAACTATATGAGGCTCATCTGTTTGTATTTCTCCCTCATAATCACATAAATAGGTATATCCCATATATCCATGCTTATGCATTGAAAAAATCATTCGGAAGTTACTAATCTCTAACCCTGTTTCCTCTTTCGTCTCTCTATATGCAGCATTAATTAGATTACCCATGTCTTCTGGATCAACCTTACCACCAACAAGCCCCATATCGCTATGATTATCTTTTCTGCTTACTGCCAAGACCTCATTATATTCATTTAGTAAAACTACTTGTACTGATTGTTTCATAATTATTTAATAATCTTCTTTTTTAAAATATTTTTTCCTTAAAACTTCAAAACTTTTCAATGATATATACATAGAATTAAAACTATGATCATCATCAATACCAGCTCTATAAAGATATTGCTCACCCTTTAGTATTTTTTCTTGTAGATTATCTAAACTGAATCCAAGTTCCTTTCTTTCTAACTCAGTAGTATTTTTAACAATAAATTTATACCCATCGCAATCCCTATCTTTTTTGGAACGGTAGTAGGCACTTTTAAATATTGTTGGTTTTCTCCGTTTAGACATGAGGTGACTCCCACTCTAGAAGTACTTCTTCCAGATCAATAATATTCAAACGATAGTTTTGTGCTATTTCAGGTATTGTTAATGTGTCATGCATACTTTTCTCTGTATTAGGTTTTTCTAATCCCTCCATCTACTTCTTTGAATCCTCTTTTCAATAATCTTTTATTAGCAATATCATTTATTGCCTTTCCATGTAATTTTAATTTGTGTTCTGGTTTCTCTATTGTAATTGTAATAGGTTCACCATATGTGAATCTACCCATTAATTGTAATAAATTTTTGTTAAAAATGTTTTATTTTCAATTGTCCTTATTGGAATAAGTGAATATAACTTAGGTATATACACATATTTACCATTTTTATTATTTATTTTCATCTAAAAATTACATTTAATTTGTTCATCTTAATTATTTTTTTAATGCCTCTGCATTACCCATTGCATCATCTACTGGGTCATGGGAATGCTTTGTTTTCCTATATTTTTTCCACTTACTAGTGGCGAAAAAATCCCCCTCTAAACCAGCATACAGATCACCGATTCTTCTTGAAGAAAACCCAAAAGGGTTTTTTATCTTGTAAATTCAAATTCGGTTAATACATCAACCACTTGCTCTAGGTGGTAGAAATATGGTAGATCACCATACATTTGACCTCCGTGTGCAGCAATTGCTGTATACGCTGCTTTTTTTGTTATTGTTATTCTTTTCATTCTTCACTCTATAATACGTAATCTAGTTAATTTTTGCTTTAGCTCAAGTAATGAATTTACCTGAGTGGGGTGTACAACCTTTATTGCCTCATCCAAATCAAACCACTTAAATTTATCTATTTCGGATGTTATTTCTTCAGTTTTTTTATTTAGGAAGTAACTATTACATTTTAAGTCACTAAATAGCTTATGATAACTCACAACAATAAAGAATGGTATCAATTTTTTATTACCATTTCTATATTCTTGTTCAGAAAGAAGTCCTAAGCTTATTGATCGATCAAATGTTATGTTAGTTTCTTCTTGTAACTCCCTTAAGGCAGCATCCTTATGTGATGCATCTTTATTTTTTTCGAACATTCCCTTTGGAATTGACCAAACATTATTTGGATGATCTGTTGGATGACAACAAAGAATTTTATTCACTTCCTTGTCATAAATTATTATTCCACATGTAGTTTTCATTATTTTCTAAAATATTATCTTAAATGATGCCAAATTTAACTCAATTTTATTGTCTTCAATAAAATAACCAAGATTTTTTATTATTTCACTATCAACCCTAATTGCCTCTTCAATTTTATTCACAGAAGATGCGGTATATTCCCAAAAAACAGTACCATCATCTATATATATATTACCGTAGTTTAGTGACTCTGAAAGCTCGAAAATCTCTAGTTCAACCCCCTTGAGATTAATCTCTTTATAGATAGCATCACCGTAATGTTTAGATAATTTAATAAATTGATCTGGTTCTAACGGGTCAATTTTTAAAATTTTAGCATTTTCAATGTCATTCTCAATAAATATTTTTAATGTACTTTCATTTAATATTATTGGTAGGTCTTTATCTAAATCGAATTCACTTACGTGTTTTTTGATTACAGATACAATAATGCCACATTTTTCATATTCTTCATCAAGCTCAAGTTTCTCAACTAAATAAAGCATAGGCAAGACCCCATACATATGTAAGTATGTACTTATATAATTTTCATTTACATCTGGCATTCGTCTCTTTTTTGATATGGTTTAATAATATCTTTTATTTTATTTCTATAATATCTGGATTTCCTCTTATTACAGTTAAAATAGAAATACCTTCCTTTTGAGTGAACCTCAACAAACTCAATTGTTGCATCTTTACCTAATTTTTCTTTAACTAAATCAGGTAAAAGTTTTTTAGACATGGTTCCATATTTTTGTCTTATTGATCTAGACCCATATTTCTTACCATTAATAACGAAGTTAAGTCTCTTTTTGTTTTTTCTTAGTACACCAACATAATGAAAATTACATGCTTGATATATTGTGCCAATCTCACCAGCATCTGGATCAATAGTACATGTAATCACCTCATATTTAGGTGGTAGTTGTTTGATTGCATCCATTATTAATTTACTATTGGTATTGATGGGTGCCCAATGCAAACAAACTCCTCTGTTTAATAGTATAATATTACCAGTAAAATCGTATTTATCCCAAACACCTCTATTTTCAGCATATTCTTGACCAAAGATTACAACACCACCACAAACCTCTTCATTTGTAGCCTTGTCAACGAAAAATATGCCGTACTGGTGCCAGTTTACAGCAGCAACACAACCTAAGTACTCATATTCCTCAATGATCTCTCTAGCGGTCTTTAAATCGATTTCTTTAACTACTGAATTTTTAAGATCAAGGTCTAATGTCTCCCAATAACTATTGCCTTGGGCTAAGTCTCTGGCTTGGGTTTCGAGTCTTCTAATATATTGATGGGCATCCATTACTATTATCTCTTTTTAAATATTAAAATTGGCTCATATTTAAAATTACTCTTATTCAAGTTAGATAATACCAATTTATATTCGTCAATATACTCAAAACCACTTTCTTTTGCAAATTTAATGGTTTCATCTACGATACTATACCCACCTCTCGATGGGTCTGCTATATTTATGACCATATATTTGTTGTTTTTCAGTGCAGAAAAACAATTCTCTATTGTTTTTCTTAAAAAACCTTCTGACCATTTTTTAATTGTTGGGTACTTAATAAAGCTTTGTGTATCTTCAGTTGAGTATTTCTCTAAGTCAAAATATGGTGGTGAGGTAAAACATAGGTCTAAAGAACTATCCTCTAGAATCAAGTCTTCACTCCCTAGTTCATATCCCATTGTTTTAAAATTAGGATTTACAAAAGAAAGAAAGGATGATAAACAACCAAGTCCACTATATGTTTTAGTTGATGGTTCACAATAAATATATTTACCAACCTTGGGTGATAATGATGCACCTAACATCCTACCACCCCAACCACCAGACATATCCAACACAATCGACTCATTATCAGTCAAAAAATGATCATAAATGGCTGTTGCAGCCGTTGGTCTAAAGTTACTTACTGATTGAGTATTTGAATAAATTCTCAATATTTTTCTAATCCCAGAATCGCTAATATATGTACCATGCTTAAGTCTTTTCTTTATTGCTTTCATAAAGAGTTCATCATCATTAAAGACTTCTATTGGTGTTCTTTTATTCCCACATTTTACATCGAATGCATGTGGAAAATAATTCCAAGCAACACCCAATAGGTGCATAGTTTGTTTTACTGATTTATCTTCGATTAGATTTTTTTCTAAGAGATATTTTTCTGTTTTCCTATAGTCTTTTAGTTTTTCTTCGAAGGATAGAGAATAATACGGGAAACCGATTAGTCTATAGTGATTAAATATTTCTTCAGCATAATTATTAAGAGAAACATCATCCATGTTTTCCCAATAGGATTTATTTTGAATAATACTACTCATTAATTACTCTTATTTTATATCTATCTAACCCCAAATCTCTTGGTTGAGTTACCTGTTTCTTTTCTAAGCAAATACCGCACTCATCAGGGTGTATAGTGTATTGATGACCTTTAGGAAAATCTGCATTTCTATCTATGGAACAATCAATACAAACCCAATAAGGTTCTGTCGTACTAACTAGATAATCATTAAAAATATCATTATCTAGTCTCTGACCACCCCTTATATCTAATGAGCAATAATCCTTAAGAATCTGCTCAATTGTTTTACAGTCAGGATAATTACATTTATTATTCTTATTACAAGAACTACCATAGATTCCATCACATGGTTTAGTGTTACTTTCCATTAGTTTATTTCTGAGAATTGTTGGTAAAAATGATTTATTTTGTAGTCTAGAATTATATCACTTGAGGTTAATTCTCTTTTCATACTAAGTCCCTCAAATGTTTTACATCTAGACAATGCTACGTATGCCTGACCACTAGCAAAGGTACCATTATTAAAATCAAGATACACCTTTTCATATGTCTGACCTTGACTTTTATGCATTGTAATTGCCCAAGCTAATTTTATTGGTAATTGTTTATATGTACCGATAATTTTTTTACTAACTATTGCAGGTGCTTCTTCTGTCTTAGGTGTGTAGTCGTATTCGTTTTTTTCCCAAGTTTGTTCACAAACAGCTACATCTCTTCCTTTCATTTCAACAATAATACGATCCTTATGGAGTTCCTTAATAATACCAATATCACCGTTTACATAACCAGCCTCACCATCATTTCTAATTGTCATAACCTTAGCCCCTACCTTTAGTTTAAGTACATCATCATTTGGATAGGAACCTTTATCAAAAATATTATTAATTTTAGCACGATAAGTTTGGGTTTTTGTTATTAACTTATCCATGAAAAATTTATTAATGTGATCACATTTTTTATTTGTAGTTGTTAAACATACAGTTGACCCATTAACCAATTCTTCCTTATTATATCCAACTCTTTTGTTTAATACTGGTATTGCAATATCTAGGTTTTTTCTTTCTCTAATTGAATTTAGAATTTTTACAAAATTAATATCTTTTTGCCTATGTGCTTTTTGTAATACCATGTATGGTATATTAAATCCTTCAAATACTGAAGCGGAGAAAAAATAAGGGGTTTCATAAAATTTATAGAAAACATCCCTTTCCTCATTACCAATGATTGGAGGTAATTGGTGAAGGTCGCCAATAAAAACCATTTGGACTCCACCGAAAGGTCTTGGGTTATTTCTATTAACACGAAGTGTTTTGTCTATCCCATCAATTAAATCAGCCCTAACCATAGAAACCTCATCAATAACAATAGTATCAATGTTCATGCATATTTTTTGTATACTTGGTTTGGGTCTGCTGATTTTTGCAGTATCTATGAATCCCAAAGGGAACTTAAAGAAAGAGTGTATTGTTGCACCACCTACGTTAATTGCAGCCAATCCTGTGAAGGATAATACCGCAACATTTTTTGTTGTTTTTTCAGAAAAATAACTTAAAATAGTTGACTTACCAGTACCTGCCTTTCCCGTAAGAAAAAAGCTTTCATTGGTTTTGTCCATCAAATATGACGCTTTTTTAAATTCGTCAGTTAATTCAAGTTCAATCTCTACTCCTTTGTGTTTAAACTTTACTTTTTCTCCTAATTTCTCCATCGTCTATAATAATTATTACTCTGGTTATTATTAACTACAATAACTGACATAAATATACATAAAATTAAATTCACAACAAAGGATATGATTATATGTTTAGGTTGAGGTTCAACGTTAAGGTATGAAAAATTATCAAACGATAATCTTATGAATTTTTCCTTTATTAGTGGCTCCAAGAAGTCGATTGTCTTATCTAAATTAAGCTCTGATTGACTCTCAACAAACGATCTAATTTCAACAGGTATTTCACCAACAGTTGTCCAACTAAACACCTCACACCACTTTACTTTATTGTTAGAATTTGGATTTGCCTCTGTGATCCATTTCACCCCCACCACTATCATAACGACCAGCCATAATACCAGTGAAAATATCTTTGAAATCACTACTATACTTATTGGTAACCTCTGAATTCTGTTTAATTGTTTTCCACATATTATCATAAACAACCTCGTTGTCAGTGATTTTTGCTTCATATCTGTTAGATAACATCTGATAGTTATTGTTCATACCAATCCAAGTACTCCCAAAAATCACTGCGATCACAATTATGATCCCAAAACCTAATAATCCTTTTTTCATAAATTTATTTTTTAAAATTCTTAATTAATAGTATATACGTTTTTTTTCTCTAAAATGTTTAGTTCATTTTAAAAATTTCATCAACCATCCCATGTTTTAAGGCTTCTTCAACATTAATATACCAATCGAATTTCTTTTTACGAACTTTCTGTAGTTTATTTTTACTGATATCGGTGTATTTAATTGTCATTTCTTCAATCTTATGTTGAAGGAACTGAAGTTGCTCCAAATTCTCCTCAAGTTCTTTAATACTACCTAAATTTCCAGCAGAAATTTGATGATACATAATGGTTGCTTCTTTTGTCATAAATCTTTTATGACCACATATTAATAAAAGGAATCCACATGACATTGCTGCTCCCATACCGATAGTGTGAACTGGTGTTTTGCTTTGTTGAATTAACCCAATAGTCCCTAATAATACATAAACCACACCTCCAAAACTATCAATAAAAATTCTTATTGGTTTCGGTTTATAATCTAAACCATACACTGGATAAATTTTTTCCAGCATTCGATCATTCTCATTAACATTAATAATTTTTTTATAAATCGGAGCGTAAAACTCACTCATCGCTTTTGCGTGGGTGAGATGTAAGCGACAAAGGTAACGATTAACCTTGACTTAAAATATATTGACGAATGGTATCTGGGGATGCTTCACCGATTGAACAAACGAAGTAACCAGAACTCCAAAACATATTTTTCTACCAGTACTCTCTACGAAGTAATGCTGGGTGTAGTAGCCAAATATGTTTAGTAGATTGTTGTTTTAACCTACGAACTATTTGAGAGATTGAAAGACGTGGTATGTAACGGATTAGAAAATGTATGTGATTAATATCACTCTCGAATACTTCTACGCTAAAATCTGAGTTATCTATAATATTGTTGAATATTGTGTACATATCTTGTTTAAGTTGATTAACCAATAATGGTTTACGATATTTAGTAACTAAAATGATATGTGCTTTTAAGTAATGTTTTGAATGATTTGTAGAAATGTAATTTGATTGCATAATGTAGTATTTAGTTTAAATTATTTACAACCAAAGACGGAATGATTTAAATTAAATACGGTATTAATTAAAATATATTTACAAAAACCTTTACATTTCGTATAGAAATATGTTCTTTTACAGAATATTAGACTATTTAATAATAGAGTGAAGAATATACATAGGTCATATAAATTTGAATTACTACCTAATGAGGAACAGAAAACCTTATTGGATAAGCACTTCGGTTGTGTTAGATATATTTACAATCACTTTTTAAACGAAAGAAAGGAACAATATCAAGCAGATAAAAAAACTGATAATTATTACGGACAAGCAAAAACTTTAACTGAACTAAAGAAAAAAGAAGATACTATTTGGTTAAAAGAAGTTAATTCTCAAACTTTGCAATTTGCTTTAAGAAGTTTAGATACTGCTTATGTTAATTTCTTTCGTGGAAATGCAATGTTTCCAAAGTTTAAATCTAAACGTAAAAAGAATACGTTTACAGTACCGCAACATACTAAAGTAGTTAATGATAGAATATATGCACCAAAGTTCAAGGGTGGTATTAAAGTAAATATTCATAGAGAAGTTAAAGGTGAAATAGGTAAATTCACAATATCTAAAACACCAACAGGTAAATATTTCGTTTCCATTTTAACTGAACAAGAATATGTACCAAGCAAAAAAACTGGTAAAACGATAGGAATAGATTTAGGAATTAAAGACTTTGCAATCACTTCTGATGGAATTAAATACAAAAACAATAGATACACAAAAAGATATGAAAGACAATTAAAAAAAGCACAACAACATCTTTCTCGTAAAACAAAAGGTAGCAATATGTTTGAAAAACAAAAACGTAAAGTTGCCTTAATTCACGAGAAAATAGCAAACACAAGACAAGATGTATTACATAAAGTGAGTAACGATATTGTATCTAATTATGATATAATTTGCCTTGAAGATTTGAATATCAAAGGAATGATTAAAAATAGAAAACTATCTAAACATATTGCAGATGCAAGTTGGGGTACATTTGTTCGATTTGTTGAATACAAGGCAAATTGGAACGATAAAACTGTTGTTAAGATTAATCGTTGGTATCCTTCATCAAAAACTTGCAATGTTTGTGGATATATAAATCAAGATTTAAACCTTTCAGATAGAGAATGGACTTGCAAAAATGGTCATAAATTAGACCGTGATTTAAACGCAAGTATCAATATTCTAAAAGAAGGATTAAAAATATATGGTGAGGAACTTGCCATTACAAAGGTGGAGGAAAAATCAGACATTGTTAGCAATGCACATCCTGTGAAACCCGAAGCCCATCTATCACCTCTTGGTGTAGGTGGGTAGTTCACTAACTAATTTTTCAATTTCTATTGAACGTTGGTTAAAGTAACTTTAAATTTTTTGTTAATTTATCTATTCTTTCGGAAGACGCTGCACCAATTGCAATTGCGGTGATTGTTTTTTCACCATTAAATTCCGTTAACCCAGCATCTTCAATTAAAGAGACAGGTAAATTCATTTCCTTCGCCTTGTTATATAAATCCATTAGTTCTTCCAATGAATCCACACCACATGTTATCTTAGTGAAAAGACCATTAATCCAGTCTCTAATTTCATCACCTACCTCACCACTAGATAGTGTTAAGGTATATGAATATTGGTGATTAGGTTTTTTAATAAAATTAATAGATGTTTAAATATTGTCCTCCGTAGGGGAATCGAACCCCTGTTGCTGAGATGAAAACCCAGTGTCCTGACCCCTAGACGAACGGAGAATTTGTGCCATATTGGGGACTTGAACCCTAGAATATTGTACAACATTATAAGTAGCTAACGCCAATTGTCTCTTAGACTGATAGATTCCTTAATAGGACTGTACAATCCATTTAAGTTCACTCTACTTCATTACAGCATGTGTTGGAGATGAGGGATTCGAACCCACAACTTCTTCCATGTAACGGAAGCACTCTTCCAGTTGAGTTAATCTCCAATATTTAAATATTGTCCTCCGTAGGGGAATCGAACCCCTATTTCTGGATTGAAAATCCAATGTCCTTGCCGTTAGACGAACGGAATAAATAAAAGGGTGTTTTAAATATACTCATATATGGAGTTTTCTTACTAGTGTTCCGATTTGAAGAACAATTTCGGGTACCTACCCCGACCCATATCCCACGCCAAATCTACATGGTTTTTGATATCTAAAAACGACTATACCTGTTATATGACAAGATTTTATCATTAGACACCCCCTTTGCACACCATCAAGGAATCGAACCCTGTCTATGCGAGGTTTTGGAGACCTGCTGCATACCGTTATGCTATGATGTGTGTATTATTTGCGGAAGTAGTTGGACTCGAACCAACAAATGCATTTTCACCTCGTTACTCCTAGAATTTAATCAACGCCTTGATTTATCCCGTATTCTGCTTTAAGCTCATACTTTACAAAGGAATACTTCCAAAATTCTCCCACATAATATAACCAGTGATATATGTAGTTATATTATTTCACTAGTTTTCGCTAGAGGGAGTAGTATTGCGGAATGTACGGGATTTGAACCCGTGACCTTCCCCGTGACAGGGGGACATCCTAAGCCAAACTAGACCAACACTCCATTTAATAAGAACGTAAAGGAATTTCACCCTAAACCTATCTGCGTGACATACAGAAAATGCTAGTACACACCTCATTCTTATTTATTTAGCAGAAAGCGTGGGATTCGAACCCCTCCTTGTCATAGACAGTGACACATGCTACCGTTACACTACGCCCTCCAAAAATTACACATTCTAACTTTATCTTGACTGGAATCGAACCAGTGCGCAGGGATTAAGGTTTAATGTGCCTACTCTCTTTTGGTTAATGAGCGTTCGCTACTAATACACCTACTTATTTAATTTACTGACCAGTTTTCAATATCTAGAACCTGTTGGGCATCTAACCCACTCAATGTTTCTTTTGCCTTTCGCTTCAAGATTTCGTATTTTAATTACTTTATTACCAACATTTCAATGAACTTATTTCTTTGTACCTCTAATAGGATTCGAACCTACAAGGGTCTGGTTTCTAAAACCAGTAGCTGTACCAATTTGCATTAACCACAGAGGCGTTTGCGTCTGTTACCTTTATAACGGTACTGGTGGTACAGACAAACCATAATCCCAACTTTCTATTTTTACTTGGATTCATATAACCCAAGCCAGTGGAAGTGATGGGAATTGAACCCACGATCTACTGCTTGCAAAGCAGTTGCAATAGCCAACACTTGCTACACCCCCATTTAATTGAGACATATCACCCAGACCAACTTCCTTACTCCCCTGCGAACTTAGGTAACTCCGTAAGTGGTACTTCTTTACTGGTTGGAGGTACTATGTCACCACAGTACATTCTCAATTATAATTGCTCTGATTTTTTATGTGCTAAATCATAATTACTATTTATTAACACATATAAATCATTTGGTTGATACCCATCTACAAAATCATCTTTTAAACTTGAATGCCAAACTTCTGCTTTTTCGTGACATGGTTCACATAATGAGATTCCATTCTCACTTACATAACCTCCATTCGGCATCTCATTTCTATCGGTGATATGATGAGCATCTAATTTTTCACTATCTTCTTCACAAACCTTACATCTGTGATTATCTCTAGAGAAGACATCATTTCTGAATTTCTCTCTTATTTGTTTTTTTCTTTGTGACATAACTTAAACCCCTATAAACAAAAAAAACCTGATTCTTTCGGATCAGGTTTTCTAGTTTCGATTATTTAAGTTTTTAACTCACATCATCTATTTTAGAAAACCCATTCCTATCCCATTCAGCATCATCCATAAGGACTGCATCTAGCACCACGTTAGCTAACGCTTCTAAGGTGTTTAATAAGATGTCGAATAAATTTTTCATTTTAATTTTCTGTTTTTTGTATTTGCTTATGCAAACCTACAACTAAATACGCAAAGAACAAGTAAATGTTTTTATTTTTTTAAAAAAAAGTCTAATAAAAACCCAACACTTTGATTTACAGAGGATTAGGTTTTTAAATTTTTTTCACCCTAATATTTGCTTCTCAAGGAACTTTCTTTCTGTCATTGAGTATTGCTCTCCCATTTGTATACAAATGGCACCTACCTTCCTTAATATGTCTGTGGTGCCTTCATATGGTTCTTTCTCGTTGTACCATATACCTGCTCCTTATATACTATTTATTAAGTCTTCACTTTCTTTGGTTAATTCATATGTGACATTCATAGCTTCTAAGTCTTCAAATAAAAGACCCATACTAACAAGCTCATCACATATTACCCAACTTAATTCTAAATGATCGATGTCAGATGTGAATTCTTCTCTATTAATAAACTCCACAATACCATTATTTGACTTAACAAGTAATAATGTTTCCAAATAAACCTCATTAAAGTCATATGTGATAGTTAATATATTTTCTTTTAATTTAAATTTCGGTGCTCCCATTTCTATAGTGAGTTAATTGATGTAAAATTCTTATTCTTCTTCCAATATTTTTTGAATGACAAGAATATTTAGGCAGGGTTTTAATATTGTTTTTTTTCATATACTCTATGAAGTAATCACAACAATCTAAACCTGTTTTAAATTCAAAGTCTTGTGTAGCTTCCCAAGCATCATAATTAATCCAATGTTCTTTTGGGGCATAGTGTTCAGGTGCTAAATCATGATCAAAAGAAATTCTCTCGATATTTTCTGGTTTAGTCATATTTAGTAGTCTTACAAATTCATCGTAATTCTTAACAATCACCCAATCCCTATCTTGATATTGTTTTTCTTTCATATACATCCACGCATCTAAGGGGATTCTATAGTCGTCTAAAAAAATCTTCATCTTGGTGTTATATTAAAGTTTCTCCAAAATTTTTCATTTTGGTCTATTGATGAAGATTCAACTTCTCCCATAAAAATATATGGGATTGATTGTGCTAATTCAAAAGTAGTAATATTAGGCTTGGGTTTCCATTGAAGATGTAAATCATACTTTGATTTAATACTAAATAATGCACCACCATTCGTAGTTACATTGAATGAATTTGAATTTTTACTAACCCCCACATTCACCAATTCATAATTATCATTATTCATCTAGTAAAGATAGTAACTATATAAGAGAATTCAAAACTTTTTTTTCTAACGCAATATTTTTATCTATCCAGCCAAAATCAATGTCTTTATTTTCTATGGTAGAAAACTTTAGATTAAAATCATTTTTACCTTCGTCAGTCACCACAACAATATCAATTGGAATTAATATTTTTTCATATGAATACTCAATATTAAAAACCTTTAGTATGGTCATATCACTGGTGTATATGTCGTTTTGTCTATGGGTCTCAATAGATTCACGACTAACAATAGAGGGGGAATCATTTAATAGATCAACGATAAATTTTACTTGAAATTCTTTAGTATTAATAATGTCTAAAGGAATTCTCTCTTTTCTTTCTTTATCTATGTTCCAAAAATCTAAATCATCCATTTTAAAAATAAATACTAAACTTTTTTAAACAAATTAGTTTTTTTAACGTATTTATTGGTGAAGTAGTAAAAATTATTGCTTTTTGTAAAAAAAAGTTTTGGAAACCTCAAATATTGTTGTAGGTTTGCAAAAGAAGAAAATTAAAGTAATGAAAACAGTTTTATTAAATATCGCACATCAACCCCAAGCACAGCATCCGCAAAGAATGTTGAACGGGGAAACTATGCATATTTAATAAGGAATAAAACTTAATAAAATATAGCTAAACCCGTTCAGTAATGAATGGGTTTTTTTATGTCCAAAAACTAGGTGTGATCCACTGGCATGGTTACCTCCCTTGGAAGGAGGGTTATTGTGAGTTCGACTCTCACCACTTAGACAATAAAGTTATTTGAAATATTGATTTTAGAAAATATCGGGGATGTGGTGTAATCAGGTAACATGCGTAGTTTGGGTCTACGAGATACAGTTCAAATCTGGCATACCCGACAAAGTTAGTGGAAACACAATGTGATAATATTTTTTTAAAATGGTGTCAAAAGTATAACAGGTTATTACGCTTGACTGTGAATCGAGAGAACAGGGTTCGATCCCCGTTGACACCCCAGATGTCTCTATATGAGAGACTTATTTATATTGCTCTATCGTATAGTGGTTTATTACGTTCGGTTTTGATCCGAAAAAATTCAGTTCGATTCTGAATAGAGCATCAAATATATGGTGTAAGTAGCTTAGAGTTGTGGTCTCTGTAGATGCGAGTTCGTTCCTCGTCTTATACCCAAATGCAGGTAAACAAATTCTCCCGAAGCTGGGGGTTGGTTGTTGGCGTATACTAGTTACGTTGGTTCAAGTCCAACTGCCTGCCAAAATAATAGTTACCTTGCTTGTTCCGTCAGGGGTTATAAACTCATAAAGTAGTTAACGGAACCCCAAATGGAGGACTTGCCTTAGTAGTAGAGAACTTTTGTAGGAACAACTTTTATTTAAACAATGGTCTGTGGTGGAATTGGCTAAACACGTCAGGTTTTGATTCTGATGAGCACATCGCTCTTGTGGGTTCGAGTCCCACCAGACCATCTAGTTAATATTAATTCTAATTATCTACCACAAACCATATGTTGACAACATTCATCAAATGACCAATAACGTCTTTGTTCACTCATATCACATTTAATATTTATAATCCTTAGTCATTCGCATTTGATCAGCATATAGCTCTTCTTTTTGTGGATATTTAAAATTAACAATATGAAAAACATAATCATCCTTCATCATACCCTCTCTGAAGTCGTTCATGTCATGTTTAAAGTTCTCAGAAAAGTATTCTGCCTTTTCGTTATCTGGAAATATAAATAGTCTATTCCACAAATCAAACGTAGCGTGATCCATCATTTTAAGACCATTCCATTTAGTTTGAATTACAATACTATGTTTATTGATGACTGGTTCAATGTCCCCTTCTTCACCAATTAACTTTACTCTATATATACTCATTACTGCATTAATTTTTATTTACAAAAGTGAGCGTAAAGCCCACTCATCACGTAGTGTGGGTGGGTAGTTCACAATAATTCTAAGTCATCTTTAAAGTGACCACTAATACTCATATTTTATTTTTTCTTTTTCTTCTTACTTTAGTGTCCTTTGTTGGTTCCTTTCTGAAAGAGTTCTCATCGAACCCCTTACTTCTTCCAACAACCTCATTACCACCAACAGGAGTATCGATTTCAACATCCATAGATAACACACCACTTAAGAATTGACTAATCTCAGAAAATGTCATTACCGAATCTTTTACTTTATAAAAATGTAAATCACCTAGATTGGGGTTAATTATTAATTTCTTATACCCACTAAGAAAAAAGATTGGTGTTTTAAATTCCACAAACAAATTCTTTAGAGATTGACTAATTTTTAATGTGTTATATGTTTCTTGTGATGTTACATTACTAAACCACGAATTTTGGTTCTTATCTTTCTCAAAAATTTCATCGAAAGAATAATCTCCAAATGAAAATATTTGTTTATCATTGACTGTATACATTATTGCATCATCACCAAATAGTGTATTTTCTTTTTTATTGGGAATTTTTAATGACCGAGGGTTTAAGAACGGGTAAATTTCACCACAAAAACCAATAACATCATACTTATTAAGAGATGGGAATGACCTATATTGATTTCTATCGATGTTAATTTCTTGCTTCTTTCTTTTGTAATGGATAGTTTCATCAATACCGAATGCAGATGCACTATCATAATAGTCTCTAAAATTTGAATATATTTTCATATACCAATTAATACGAATTAATATCGAAAAAGTTTTGATTAAACTAATAAATTGTTAATGTTTTTTCTTTATAGTTTATCACCGCAGAACAGTGAGTTAGATAATCCCCACCAATAATTCCAATAACGTGCATATTTCTTTTTCTAAGATCACTAATTACTGGTTTTAAATCAATGCCACTAAATTTAATGTTTAATATATAATCCCTATCACTAACCATTGTATTTGTAATTCTATATTTAATTAAACTACCACCAATCCCAGATAATTCAGAATTAGTAGTATGATATTTAAATTTATAATTCTTAGACTGATTAATATCAATAATAGATATGGTCGCACCTGTGTCTAATAAAAAATTACCGATATAACCATTAAGTGTTAGTCTTACAAAATAGAGACCCTTTTTTTCATATAATTTAAATTCATGTGAATTTTTATTAATGGGTTCACTAATTGATGTAGTTAGTATTATTACTAATGTAAAAAAAATGATTCTCAATAACTTCATTATTATATAATTGTTTATATAACGAAATACGTAAATAGTATTGATAAAGTTAACTTCTGTGACAATTTTTTACACAATCGGTTGCGCTATTCTGGGTGTAATTCAATAGTACCCTTCTTGTATGATATATTTGCGTTCGTATCGTGGAAAAAGTCAGAACCTAGAACACCAACAACACCAATTCCTAGTTTTTTAAACTTACTCACAATTTCATTAATATCAATACCCGCAACTTGCATTTGAAATTCATTGTCTTGAGCACTAATCCTGTAGTTTGAAATTCTGTACATCGATCTTGAGCCATTAATACCAGTGGTCATACCATTACCAATTCTATTCCCAACAGAAAATCCATATTTTTCAGATTGATTAATATCAAGTATTGTTATTGATGCACCAGTATCAATCAATAAAAATGCTTTTTTATTGTTTATCTCCGTTTTTAAGAAATACAGATTGTTTAATTTAAATAGTGCTAGTTCATTAGGTTCGTGTTTCACACATGAGGTGATCATTAATAACCCTAAAATTGCGAGTATTTTGAATATTCCTTTCATATCTATCTTTTATTGGGTGACTCCCCACAATAAATACAAAAATATTTACCCGTTTTCTCATTTAGTTTTTGAGGTGTTACTATTGCTTCTGATGATTTAGAAATATAGTCCTTAAAGTATTCTTTACATTCTTTACTTGTACAAGTCTGAGCTATTGTTTTTAACATGATTTACCATTTTTTTAGTGGACAATTTGCATTAACTACTTTAGTTTTTGCTGGCATATAACAACCACATTGAGTACATGATTTTACAGGGGTGAAGTGTTCACATTCAATACAGGTTTCTATTCTACTTTGTGCTAGTTCCCTTTCCTCCTCAGTCATCAAGCCCTCAGCAATTTGTTTAGCCCAACCCTCGATTATGTCTTTAATCACACTCAATGTCTTTTAGAATTTCAATAAGAGTGAATCTAGAATCGTCATACGACAGACCATGTTCCTCAGATAAATAATTTATTAATTTATCGATTTTTTTTTTCGATGTGCATAGAATTTTCTTTTTTGAAATAATCCTATGTGAATCTCTATCATTATAACTCATTACCTATAAATAAGCCTACCACCTTTGTTAATATTTATCGGTTTTGTTGTAGACTCAAATAGTGTATTATCTAGTATTTCACCACTATTTAATGCCCTATTATATATTCTTAATTTTTGTAGTGAACCATTAAATGAATCAGCAAACCCATTCTCAATGGTTAAGTTACTTTTATCTGGGTCTTTCACTAGTAAATCTTGTGTTAAGAACTCAAAGTTACGTAAATAAATTTGTTTATCTAAGTTAAGATCAGTAATCGTTGTTAATTCTAACGCTAATTGAAATACCCCAGTGGTATCATTTTCTTCTAAAAGAATTTTACTGGATAGAATATGCCATTCATTTAAACCCCTTTTATATTCAACACTATCATCACTCATATTTGGGAGTGGTGAATATATTGTTTGTGTTTTAACTAACTTACCGTCACTGCCCAATAAAACTAATTTTATTTCAGATAAACTAGATGAGAATATACCCGAATCAAATATAGATACGGAAAAAACATAGTCTTTGTTTGGTTTTACGTCAATAAATTCATTTAGTCTAATAAAGTAGTTGTCGCTAAATGATGTACCAGAGGTAGGTACCACCTCAATCACATTTTCACTAAACGTTATGTTATCATTCAATAAAGTTAAGTTATTTGATGGTGTTGTTTCACCACTTAAAACAGTAAAATTATCGTCAATATTTTGTTGTGTATTACCAGTATAGAGATCAGTTACCTGACCATCGAAATGGTATGAGTTCTTTAGACCTTCACTACCACCACCCCATGAAATATTATACGGCACACCTATTTGTTTATCCCTAGTATTTGATATAGCAGTAAAATAGAATTCATTAATATTATCAATACTTTCAAACAATCTCCCATTTATATAGAATGATATTGTGCCAATTCTCCTCTCACTACATTTGGGATCATCCTCTTCTAATAATACGTTTGGTGTGTATGTGAATGTAACCGTTGTCCATCCAGTAGTGGTGAGTATTTTAGTTGTTGTTAGTTCTCTAGTTATACCATTCTCATTAACATATCTATAAAAAAGTCTTTTTTGAACATCAATACCAATAGCAACAGCATTATCGTTAATTGAATTTTTTTCTTCGAAAATTTCTACACTTTCAGTTGGTTCATCTAAATTTCTAATTGCTTTTTTCTGTTGGTCAACATACTTAATTGAGTTGAGGTAGTTACCTTCACTGGTTGTAACCCCACTATACGTAATGACTGTCTCTACTTTGGTGTGTGTTTGACCGAGAACACCATTGGGTACCGTAGTTTCAACTTCAGTGCTGATCCTATTTACTTCACCCTCATAAAAAGAATTATATTTATCTTCTGATCTTGTACCCAGAAAAAACAATATTCCTTTTGTGTCTTGATCTAGATATATTAATGTCTCAAGAGTTACCCCAGAACCATACCTAGACGGTAATACCTCATAGCTATATCCATCTAACTTAAAGAATCCCTGTAAATAACCACCGTCTAAAGTAAAATAATTACCTATTGTTTGGTCAGTTACTCCAGACATTGCATAATTACTATAATCAACACCATTAGGGGTATATTCACCAATTCTAAATAATGAAAGAGATTTATCACCTTCATTTAATATTAGTTTATTATATGGATTATCTGTTCTACCATTATCAATAGCAGTTAATCCAAAATCATTAATGGTTTGTGTTTTACTTATTGCTAAATCCCATTGATTTAAACTCACAACACTTAAACCACTATTTAAATCCCATGAACTGATATTTGATATATCTATACTAGAAACAAGTCCCTCTGTTGTTAAACTTTTTGTAATCTTATTAGACATTTAATTCGTTTTAGATAAATACTTAATAATTAGGAGTATTTATAAAAAACTATATATATGCGAAGCGATAAACAATTATTATTTGAGAGAATGTCAAGTATTGGTGGTGCACCAGAACAAAATATAAACGAAGTTGGTGATGGTACAGCAAATAATTTTATTAATGATTTAGCTTCATTAGTGGAGAAGTATGGTTATTTCATTGAAATTTCCGATCCAGTTAAAATTATTGAATATGGTGAAGATGAATTTAGATATGTAAAACAAGATATATTTAATGCAGTACAAAAAAAATATTTACCGTTTTAAGTCATGAACATTAATAAAATTAAAGCAATTGCTGAGTCATATACAAAAAACTTTAGTCTAACTGAAGATAACAATAGCTTTATTTTAAAGTTAGATGAGAAGTTTCATAAAAACTTTAGAAGTGAGATTGACAAAGCAATGGGTTTATTTATAAATGAAACTAAGACCCAAAACTTAACATGTAAGTCAAAACATAATATAATAATTATTCCGAAGAACACCTCACTTAATGAATCTGAATATGACGGTAAGGATGTTGATTTTAACAAACCTTCAGTAACTAATATTAGTGAAAAAAACATAGAAACTAAAGATGATGAAACTAAAAAACCAAGATACTGGTCTAGTAAATTTTGGTCAGATAAGTCAGTTTCCGAGCTTTTAGGTGAGGTTATTGAACCTGAAAGTATTGATGTAACTAGCTTACCTATGAAGGATGAGCTTAACCCATTGATTTGGGATGAAGAACAACATATGCACGAAGAAGTTAGAAAATTTCTTTTAAAGAACGTTCTTGAGTTTATTAAATATTCTAATCTAGAAGATGTAGAATATAAAGATATTATTTTAACTGGATCAATAGCTAATTTCAATTGGTCAGAACACAGTGATTTAGATATTCATATTTTATTTGATTTTGGTCAAATTTCAAGTGATAGAGAATTTGTTTCTGATTATTTTAGAGAGAAAAAAAGAAACTGGAACCAAAAAATAGAAGAAGTTAGAGTTAAGGGATTGCCTGTTGAATTATATGCTCAGGATACCTCTGAAGATCATTCATCTACAGGTATTTATTCTATTTTTAATAATGAGTGGTCAAGTAAACCACAGAAAACAATGATTAATTTGGATATGCCTTCAATACAATTAAAGGCATCTGACTACATGAATGAAATTGACGAGCTTCTAAATATACAAGACCCAGAAGTTGCAAATCTTGAGGCAGATAAGTTAATGGATAGATTGGGTGAATACAGAAAATCTGGTCTACAATCAGAAGGTGAATACTCTGTTGAAAACCTTGTATTTAAATTACTTAGAAGAAGTGGTTATCTTGAAAAGATTTCGGAAATAAAGAAAAATAATCTAACTCAAGATTTAACACTGGAAAATCTATCTGAGGGTGGTTTAAAGGATAAACTAAAAAAGGGTACTGTCGGATTAGGGATGGTTGTTGCGTTACTAGCTGCTGACTATACCTCTAACGATCTTAAGGATGCTGGGATCGCTGATGAAATAATAAATCAAGCTAAAGAATGGATCGATAGCGGAGTTAAAGCTTATTTTGGAAAATGAAAACATATATAGTAACTAAGGAGCAAATAGATGCACTTGTTGAAACCAAGAAAAAAAGGAATGGAATAATAAAATCCATATGTGAAGAGATGGATAAAAAAATAAAATTTCTTCATGAGGGTAAACAATTAAACGATGCAGTTACAGATACATTACTTAAATATAGGAAACGGGGATTATTGGATGATAAGATTTTTACAAAAATAAAAGAAATATATTCACCCAGATAATAAAAACTTACTTTTCTACTTAAATTAAGTATTTATAAAAAAATGTAATTACACTAAAGATTAACTTTTAAAAAGATGAAGAAAGATACTTCTAACAATAATTTTTACGCAAGAGTCAGAGAATTAGCTAAATACGGCACAAAAGACCACGTAAACGAAAACAAATCAATAATTAATACCACTCTTATAGATTATGTAAGAAGCAATAGTGGAACAGCATATGGTATTGTTAAAGAAAATCACGATTACTTCATAAAAGTTAGTACCTCACAAGATAATATATTAAACGAAAGTGATTTTGCGTTTATTAATGGGCTTGAGAACAAAAATTTATATAAATATACCACACTACATGATGCTCAGAAGAGAAGAAATATGTTTAAAAGCACTATTGACGAATCTTTCTCTCTTGAGACTAAAAAAGAATCTAGTGACACTAAGCCTGAAACCACAGTAACTTCTAATAATGTAATCACTAATAGAATTCTAGAAGGTAGAAAACAGGTAATGACTAGTACTAACGAGGCATTTAAAAAAAGGTTAGAAAAAAATATTCAGGAGTCTTTTAAAGCTAAAGATGATGATAGAGTATTAAACGAAACCGCAAAAAACTCAATACAAAAAGCATTGGGTCTTGTTTCTGAAAGTGAGGAAATTATAACTGCTGATTCTGAAAGAAAAGATTCTGATGATGTTAATACCAAAAAAGGTAAGGAAGAGTCTCAGTCACCAGTAAATGATAAGAATGCGAAATCTGAAGCGGATAAAGCTCAGGCTAAGGATTCTATTCCAACTGAGGCAAAGGTTAATGAAGCAGAAGATTTATCAACTGCTGATTCTGAAATTACTATTTCTGATTCACTTGTTAATAAAGAAAACGAAAAACACGAAACAGCTCAGGCACCTGTTAATGATGAGAATGCGAAATCTGAGGCAGAAAAAGCTAACGCTACTGATTCAATGCCAGCAGAACTTAAGCAACCTGAATCATTATCTGTAAATAGTGCTAAAACTAAGGATGATGTAGTTAGTGAAGATGTTGATAAAGGAACACCTTTCGATAAAAAAGCAACAGATAGCGGTAGTGATATTATAACTGCTGATTCTGATCATACCGATGGAGATAGAGTTGATAATGAAACTAAATCTGAAACGGCAGATTCTGATTATTCAGATAAAACACAACCAGAAAAGGGATATAAAGAAGAATCGGGCGAGGCACTAAAAAAAGAACCATCTAAAGTAGATGTAGTTGCAGAGGCAGAAGATTTGACAACTAAAGATTCTGAAATTGTTGATGGTGATATCATGCCAAACAAAAAAGATAAAAAGGAATCTGCTGATGCACCAGTAAACGATAGTAATGCAAAGAAAAATGCAGAAAAAGCTAACGCTACTGATTCAATGCCAGCAGAACTTAAGCAACCTAAGTCACTATCAGTGAATGAGGGACTTGAAGACGAAGATGAAGCGTCAATGGATGGTGATGGTGGCGATGAAATTGAAGCTGCTATTGATTCTCTTGATGATCTAGATGCCTCTGAACCTGAAGTTGAAGCTGGTGAAGAAAATGGTGATTTAGATGATATTGATATTAATACTGTTGATGCCTCTGAACCTGAAGTTGAAGCTGGTGAAGAAAATGGTGATAACTCACTTGAAAAACAAGAACTAGATAAATACATTGGTAAAGCTGCTGAAATCGCTAGAAATATGAATATGCCAGCAGAGGATGTAAAGGCAATGATTAATAGTATAACTGCATCTGTTGAAGATGAGCTTGCTCAAATGGAGACAATTGATAAAGAAGAGATTGCAGATAAAATTACTGACGCTAACGGTGCTCCTGAAACAGGAGAAGTTGAGGAATCAACTGATGATAGTGGACTTTCTGATGAAGAAGAAACTAATATCGATGCACAAATTGATGCACTAGGTGGTGGTGAAGTTTCTGACGAAGGTGGATTTGATTCATTTATTCAAGATAAAGGATACGAAGGCATGGGTGGTGCTTCTTCAATGGAAGCAGCAAACCTTATTAGTTCTTTTGCTAACGACTATAATGAAGGTGAAAATGACGGTGACTTTGAAAGAGTTGCGATTTATGTAACACCAGAAGTTGCTGCTGAATTAGCTGAATATGGACATGCGGATTATGTTGATCAATTACCAAAGGTGGAAGAAGGTAGTTTGTTTGACTATGGTGCAGTTCAGAGTAATGACTTAACGGGTGAACCTTTAGGTGAAGATGATGATGATGAGGTATCAAATTCAGATATGCCTGAGCATCATGAAGAGGCTCCTAGTGCAATGGCACCAGCGGGTACTATTATGGGGGTTGGTACACCACCGAAATCAAAGAGTATAAATATTGATCTAGCAAACGATACTGTTAATATGACAGTAACTGAATCTAAAGAAGATCAATTAAGGAGATACGTTAGAAAAAAACTACAAGAAAGGGTCGAAGGTAAGAATTCACTAAATGAATCACAAACCTCCCAACTAATTGATAAGTTGATTGATCAACATCTCAAAAACTTTTCCAAATAAAAGAGTCCCCGTAAGGGGATTTTTTGTTATATTTATAAAATAATAATAATAGGTTATGACAAAAAATGATGAATTAAAATTAATTTTTATATTAAAAGTTGGTTATAATGCAAAAAAAGAAGGGATTTATGAATTCCTTTTCAGTAAAGCACCATATGATATTGAAACAGATAATTATGACTGGGGAGAATTACCAGCATCAAATTTTATCGATACTTTAATACCACTTGAGTATGTTAATGACATGGTGAAACTTAAAACCAAAAAGTTTAATTTAATTTGTTTACATGAATCTGACGATAGACCATACGAACATGGGTTTTTCTCTATACATGCAATTGCTTATGAAGACTATAATGGTGAGGATGATGATAATAATTTAGACGATAATGCTGTTTTATGGAATGATCTACCAATACTTGTTTTTCATTATGCAATGTCAAAAACTCAAGTGTTAGAAATTTTAGGTGAAAGAGACTTTGTTTTGGATGGTGAAAACCTAATTTATAATGGAGAAATCAAATCCTAGTATTTATACTAAAAAAGTATGTCTAAAGTACATGAAACTTTAAATAATGAAACCAGTGGTGGTGTTGATCACAAGCCACTATTCCCAGTTAATGATGAAATTGAACAATTAAAAAGGGAAAGAAGGCTATATGCCAAAAAACTAAGAGAAGAAACCCCTCATTATGTACCAATAATACATACTTCAACTGGTGAACTTAAAACACCTGACCAATTAACACCCGATGAACAAGATCATGAATTCTTAAGATGTTCCATTGATCCAATATATTGCATTAAAACATATTTTACTATTTTTGACCAAACTGCTGGATATTCTGGTGAGATTGTTCCGTTTGAATTATTCCCATTTCAAGAGGAATTAATTAATAGTTATAGAGATAATAGATGGAACATAACAAACAAATATAGACAGGCAGGAGTATCAACAAGTACCTGTGCATATATTGCATGGTATCTCATGTTTAATGAAAATAGAGAGGTTGGTGTGGTTGCAGATAAAGTAACAACAGCAGAGGAAGAACTATTAAAAGACATTGCAAACTTTATTGCTGATTGTCCTCATTATATAAAAATATTTCCAACAGTAAAAGACACCAATAAATTAAAAATTTATGATAATGGTTGTAAGATAGGTGCATTTGCTGCAAACGCAAACGGTATGAGGGGTCTTACCCCAACACTTGTTTTTTGGGACGAGGTTGCGTGGTGTGATAAAAGTTTACAGTTTTGGACATCAGCAAAACCAACACTACAAACAGGGGGTAGCGTTATTTTCGTTAGTACACCAAATGGTCTTGACCCAGTTTACTATAAGAACTTTAATGAGGCAAGTGATTCAAAAAAGCAAAGTAATTTTAATGCAATTGAACTTTGGTGGTATAATGACCCTAGATATACAAGAAACAAAGAAACTGGAGATCATGATCTTAAATGGGTAAAAAATAAGGGTCTTGATAATGAGATTAGTATCAAAGATGAGGACTTTACAATTAAAAAAAGAAAACAATTCATTGAGGATGATTTTAAGCCTACCTCAAGTTGGTTTGCCCTTCAGTTAATAGATTATCAAGACAACCCAAAGAAACTCGCTCAGGAGCTTCTATGTTCGTTTCTAGGGTCAGGTGATAACTTCATATCTGAAGAGCACCTTAAAAGAATTAAAGACGAAGAACATCAAAAACCTATTCGTGAAGAATGGCTCGATAAGAATATGTGGATATGGGAAGACCCTATCGATGGTGAGGAGTATATTATTTCACTAGACGCATCTTCTGGTCATGGTGAGGACTATTCCACACTTAACGTTTTTAAAATTAGGAAGGTTGTCGCTGAGAAGATGATCAGGAAAAACGGTAGGAATAAAAAGAAAATGGTTAACTCCCATAAATTAGAACAGGTTGCGGAATACTATGGTAAATTAAATCCACAACAATTGGGAGATATTGCACAGCACTATGCGGGGCACTATAACGATGGTTATGTTATTGTTGATGTAACTGGTGGTCATGGTACACAGACAGTAGATAAACTATTGGAAATGGGTCATGATAATGTACACTACTCGGAAATAACACACAAACCAACAACTAATGTATTAGGGTCTTATGTAAAAACAATTAATAAGCAAAATCCAGACGGTTCATATAAAAAAGTGGACTTAATACCCGGTTTTATGATTGGTTCTAACAGGGGGTCGATATTACATGAGTTTGAAAGAAGTGTTAGAATGAAAGATGTTACAATTAGGTCAAAAAGAACATCAGATGAGATGGATACATTTGTTACCGTAAGTGGAAGTAGAGTTGCAGATCACAAAAGATCATTTCATGATGATTCATTAATGGGATGTGCAATTGCTTGTTATGTTGTTAATTTTGACATGGTAGACCTTAAAGCAGATAATAATAAAACAAAAAAAATACTTGAGGCTATGGCTAAGTATACTAATACTATTGACAAAGTTCAACAACACATAAGAGATAATTCAAATACTAGGTCACCAGATTTTTCAAGTTCAAGACAAAATCCATATGGTGGTCATGGATGGTTATTCAAAGGATTGGAAAAGAAGAAGAGATAAAGTATTTATTAATGATTTTAATAGATATTAATAGTATTTATAAAAAAGTATAATTTTATATAAAAATGGCAGACAGAACAAATAGTACGATTTTAGAAAAAATAACACAATACCTACAGTTTGAAGAGTCTGGTATGCCATCTGGTGAAGATCAGCAAAATAAGAAGATTGTAATTAGAGGTAATAAGCCTGAAGATATTCTAAGAAAAAGCAGAGAACTTCAGCAAGCACAAAAAAATCAGAAGAAATTTTTTGATACCACAGATAAGGCGTATCAAAAATCAATGCAATTTGAAGCACAGAGACTACCAGCATATCTTGATTACGAGGGTATGGAGTATTACCCAATAATCGGTAGAGCACTCGATCTAATTGCTGAAGAAGCAACTACCATTGGAGAGACTGGTAAAATGTTAAACATATATAGTGATAAAGATAGAATTAAAGATCAACTAGAAAGTCTATTTTACGATAAACTTAATGTAAATGTTACTTTACCTCTATGGACTAGAAATACAATAAAATATGGTGATAACTTTGTTTATTTATTAGGTGAGAAGACAAAGGGAATAGTTCATGCGAAACAACTTACCAACTATGATGTTGAAAGAAAAGAAACAATCACTAATGGTAAATTAACCGTTAAATTCACAGAAAGAGACGGTAAAAATGAATTTAATATATTTGAAATTGCACATTTCAGGGTTTTAGGTGACGATAAATATTTACCATACGGATCATCTATTCTTAATAAACTTAGAAGAGTATTTAGGCAGCTAATTATGGCAGAAGATGCTATGCTTACATATAGAATTTTAAGGGCTGGAGAAAAAAGAGTCTTTAAGATTGATGTAGGTAATATGGATGATGATGATATCGAACCATATATTGCTCAAGTTGCAAACAACTTTAAAAGAACTGCAAACGTATTTCCAGAGAATGGAAATATCGATTATAAATTTAATATTTTAGGTAATGACGAAGATATTTTTTTACCAGTTAGAAACGGAAATACTCAAACAGGTATTGATACATTACAAGGTGCTTCTAACCTAGATCAAATACAAGATATTGAATATCTAAGAGATAATTTATACACTGGTTTAGGTGTTCCTAAGCAATTTCTTAGTTTTCAAGGTTCTGCTGGTGAAGGTAAAAACATGGCACAAATGGATATTAGATTCACCAAAATGGTGAATAGGGTTCAGGTTGCTATGGTTCAAGAACTTAAGAAGATTGCCATAATTCATTTATTCTTATGTGGGTTTAAGAAAGAAGATATGAAAGATTTCGATATTTCTTTAAATAACCCATCTAGACAGAATGAAATTTTAGAAAATGAAATTTTAAGTACCAAAGGACAAATCTATAACGATCTAACTAGAAGTGAAAATGGGATTGCTGGTATGTCACATACGTTAGCAAAAAAGAAAATATTCCGTATGTCTGATCAGGAAATTGTTAATGACCTTAAGGTACAATATATGGAAAGGGCTTTGGCACAACAATTACAAGATGCACCATTCATAGTTAAGGACACAGGATTATTCAGTGTGATTGAAGACAAGTATGGAACAGGTGAAGCACCAAGTGATGAGGATCGTGAACAAGGAGAAGGTGATTTTGAATCAAACCCAAGTCCAACAGGAGCAGGTGGTGATGGTGATTTCGACACCCCTAATGATTTACCACCAGTACAAGGAGAAGGTAAGAAACGTCAAGTGAAAATATCTATTGACTCATATTTAAATGAGATAATATCAGTCTCAAAGACGGGACAGAATAAACAACTTGAGGCAGAAAGAATTAGCCTCATGGAGGCTGAAAAGAAAAACACTAGTGTTGAAAAAATGAATATTGATAATAGTGTTGTAAATAAGATGGTAGAAGAGATCGATAATCTTATTGATGAGGATGATAAAATTAAATCTAATTTTAAGGAAGTACCTATGAAAAAATGGGTTGACGATATCGAAAATGTTAATATTGATGAATTAAATTTAGATAGTCCTGAAATAGATAATTAGTGAGTATTTATATAAAAGTTATATAGGATGGAAATTTTAAATTTTGGTAAAATAAATAACAGGATGGCAACAAAGTTAGCTAAAACTGAAACACAAAAAGATGTTTTGGATTATATTAACGTCATAAAAGAGTCAAAAACTTTACAAAAAGAATTTTCTATTTATAGCAACCTAGAGAACGAAAAATTCACTAACGAAGCACTTGCAATTAAATTTATTGATGACAATAGAAGAATCATAGACTTTAATGAGTCTGATTACTTAAGTGAGAATAAGAAGATTAGTAGGTTCAACACTGATAAAGAAATAAACAAGGATACTGAAGCTTTATATGATGCAGTCGATATGTTAATTAGAGAAGAAATAAGTACTATACCTAATCCAAAGAAAATAACTAGTTGTTATAATATAATACTCGAAAACTTACTTAGACCAGAAGAAGCTATAGAAGAATCTTCATTAAATACTAATATAGATTTTACCGACTTACTCGATGAATCGATCAAAATTTTTAATAACAAGTATTCAAATCTTAATGAGAATGAGAGAAAAATAATGAACATTCTTATTTATTCTAACCAAGAAAGAAAAGTAGAGCTATTTGAAAGCTGTAAGAACGAGGTTGTTGGAATGCTTAATGACTACACTGAAGAAACACCAGCAATGAAGTCAAAGATTCAGGAGACGCTTAATAAAACAAATTCACTCGAATATTCGGAGGACAATATGATTGAGATATATAGACTATACGAATCCTTATTCTAAAAATAAGGGTTTTGAATTTTTTGTTATGTCAATTATATTGAAATCGATCATATCTTCGTAACCAAATGAATTACCTAGATTTCTAAAGATTCTTTCAACATAATTTGCACCCTCTTCAATCTTAGTTTTACCATTAATAACATTATTTATCATTCCACCATATGTCTTACTTCTATAGTAGCCACCTCTATTATATGCCATCAATGTACTTGAAGCCAAACCATTATTATTTAATGAAATAAATCTCATGTATGATGCTTGCATTTTAATACATAAATCAGGATTATTTCTTAAGTTTTCAAACACTTGATTTACATTATTTCTCACTTGCTGATCTTCTGTTTGAGAATTACCAAGAGGGAGTTTCCAATATCTTTTATTTTTATATATTGGGTCTACTAATCCATTTAATAATTTACCTAACTCTTCTGATGAAAAATCTTTTTTCGTTGCGGGATTATTAATTAGAACATCATATGCAGATATAGGAATAAATTGAGATACACCCATAGCATTTCCACTAGAGTAATTCCAAGGTCTAAATGAACTCTCTTGATATGCTTGAGCTGCAAGTATATTAGAATCCAAACCATATTCCCTACCGTACTTATTAAATGATTCTATTAATAGTTTTGAATATTGTTGTGGTGTTGTAATCTCCAAACCATTATAATTAATTATTGATGTATAAGTAATATCCTCACCGAGATACCCAAATGGGGTATCTCTTTTACCTGATAATATGTTCGCATCATTATTGCAAGTAGACTCAATGAAATCTATTCCCTTTATTGTTAAATCACCCTTCAATGCACCCATTATCGTATTATTTTTAATTCATTCATTCCAACAAAAACAGCACCACCAATATTACCTAAATCAGTATTCCCATTCTTATCTGGATTTATTGTGATTGTACCACCATTAGATAAACCCTCACCAGCAGAAAGTATTGTACTTCCTTTTAATCGCATAGAGGTCGCAAAATCATAAACAAATGGAACTGGATATCTAACAATCTTAGTACCTTCAAAACTAGTTTTTGCAGTATTTGGACTAAAATCATGTGTCACTTTTGTAATTATATATGCACCATTAAATAATGGAATATTCTCTATTTGAAAATATTGTGTTGGTTGTATCATCATATTACCCATCATTGTTACTGTGGATGAATACGCTCTATTTTCGTATACAGAAAACAGATTTTGACCTTTAGGTACTGGTGTTGATTTACTTTCGTCTTGTGCAATCCTAGATAAGATTTGTAAAGACTCATTAGTTTCTGTATACTCTCTAGATGCAAATTTAATATCAGTGAATACCGACTGTGCCTGACTCCCGAATCTAATTCTAAATGCTCTCACTTGACCGTATTTACCATCACCGTAATTAGGATTTAATGGTTGTGGTGTACTGTCTATACAACCATTACTAAAATCTGATGGTAGGTCTTCTGTTAAGCTAACAATACCATCTTCACCAAACTCATCGTTACCATTATCTAAGACACTAGAGGTACCACCAATATACATACACACAAATGATTGCTGTGCTGTTTGTTCTAGACTAGTAAAGGTTCTAAAGGAATCTTCCCAATCCCCCTCCTTAAAACTAAGGAAAGTACTTAATGGGAAGAACTCAAAATTATTTACAGATAAAATTTGTGACATTAATGTAAACATATTTATATTAAAGTCCTTGGAAGCATCCACCAATTGATCCACTGAAATAACACACCCTCTTTGGGTTTTATCACCAACAACACTATTTACACCACCGATATCATTAAATGCCCTATCCAC